CTGTACGACTCTCTGTCGGCCCGTTACACCAAGGCTCTGGCCCGTGCTATGGCTTACACCAAGCAGGTCAAGGCTGCGGCCATCCTGAACCAAGGCTTCAACTCCGGCGTCACCTACGGCGACGGTGTGAGCCTGTTCTCGACGGCGCATCCGCTGATCTCTGGTGGCACCAACAGCAACCGCCCGACCGTGGGTGCTGACCTCAACGAAACGTCCCTTGAAAACGCCGTGATCCAGATCGCAGCGTGGACGGACGAACGTGGTCTGCTGATCGCTGCCAAGCCCCGGAAACTGATCGTTCCGCCTTCACTGCAATTCGTTGCGACCCGTCTGCTGGAGACTGAACTCCGCGTGGCGACCGCCGACAACGACATCAACGCGCTGAAGAACAACGGTTCGATCCCCGAGGGTTACACGATCAACCACTGGTTGACCGACACGAACGCTTGGTTCCTGACCACGGACGTGCCCAATGGTCTGAAGCACTTCATCCGTACTCCCATGAGCACGTCGATGGACGGAGACTTCGATACCGGAAACGCCCGCTATAAGGCCCGCGAGCGTTACTCGTTCGGCGTCTCTGACCCGCTCGGCATCTTCGGATCGCCCGGTGCTTGATTGAGGGCGTCGCATATTGCGACCTTGATGGGGGGAAATCCGCAAGGGTTCCCCCCTTTTCTTTTTCTTGAAGTGGATGTATAAACACACCAGTCCCAAGATTTCCAACCTGCTTGCTGACCGGCTTGGCGGACTGACCTCACAGACAGCAAGCGCAATTTGAGGAATTGAAGCATGGCTTCCACTACCTTCTCGGGCCCAGTTACATCTACCAATGGTTTTGTTGGCGCAATCACTGGCAACGTCACCGCTACCACCGGCACTTCGACGTTTAACAACGTAGAAGTCACCGGTAACGCAGGCATTGGCAGCGCTGCTGCTGACACCATCGGTTTTTACGGTGCAACCAAGATTGTTCAGCCCACGACCGCTGTGACGGCCGCTGCTTTTGTTGCCAATACCAGCGGCATCAGCAATGACACGGCCACTTACGGCGGCTACACGATGGGCCAAGTCGTTGCGGCGCTCAAGAATCTCGGCCTGCTTGCCTAATAAGGGGGCATCGCCATGATGCAAACCGACGTTAAATCGGGCACAGCCGGTGCTGCTGCAAGTACGGAAGTCACGACTTTTCGTGCTCGTATCAAGGCACTTGCACTGACCTATACCTCTGCTGCCGGGAACATCTCGATCACGGACGGTAACGGTGGGGCTACGCTGTTCTCGTTTACACCGGCTGCTGCCGCAGGATCGCTGTACATGCTGTTTCCTGGCGAGGGCATCCTTGCTCAGACCGGCATCTATGTGACCAACGGCACCGGCACTGCTGCAACGGTGTTCTATGGCTAAGACTCCGGCATGGCAACGAGCGGAAGGGAAGAACCCCAAGGGCGGCTTGAACGCCAAGGGGCGAGCCTCCTACAACGCCGCCAATCCTGGGAAGCCGGGGCTGAAGGCACCACAGCCGGAGGGCGGTCCACGCCGCGACTCTTTCTGCGCCCGTATGAAAGGCATGAAGAAAAAGTTGACGAGCGCAAAAACCGCAAGCGATCCGAATTCGAGGATTAACAAATCCTTGCGGGCGTGGAACTGCTGATATGCCAAGCACAAGCGGTAAACAGCACAGGTTCATGGCGGCGGTGGCTAACAACCCCAAGTTCGCCAAGAAGGCAGGAGTCCCACAGTCCGTGGGGGAAGAGTTCATCAAGGCCGACAAGGGCCGCAAATTTGCCGGGGGTGGTGAAATGGAATCTAAGAAGATGGTTGGCAAAGAGATCGCCTTCATGAAGAAGAAGGGCGCTCCCAAGTCCATGATCAAGCATGAGATGTCCGAAATGAAGGGCATGAAGAAGATGGCTATGGGCGGCTTGTCTGCCGGTCACAAGCAAGCCGATGGGATTGCCAAGAAGGGCAAGACCCGTGGCATGGAAGTCAAGATGGCCGCAGGCGGTTTGGCCGCTGGTCACAAGCAGGCTGATGGCGTCGCCAAGAAAGGCAAGACCCGTGGCATGCAAGTGAAGATGGCTAACGGCGGGAAGTGCTAATCATGGCTGAAGCAGGAGCAGGACGGGGTTTGACTGTTCCCCCCACCGCCGCTGAAATGAAGCGGATACAACAGCGTGCAGACCGCAACGTCTTCACCGAAGAGAAGATTGGCAAGACCAAGACGCCCAAGGGTGAGCAATTGCCCCGCGACTTGATGCCAAGCGACCTTCCTCCGGTAAAGAAGGCTTCAGGTGGTTCTGCTTCTTCTCGTGCTGACGGCTGCGCACAGCGCGGCAAGACCCGTGGGATGATGGTATGAAAAAGCGCAAGTTCCGCTATGCAGACGGAGGCGACACCGCTGCCGAAGGTCGTTTTGACGAAGACACCTATGCGCGTGCTCGACGGTTCATAGAGGAACAAGAGAAGCGAGCCGGAGAGGGTTTGGCCAATGAGGAGGCTCCGGCCCCTCGCGCTCGTGCTGCTGCGCCCGCCGTGCCTGCTGCGCCGTCTGTGTCGCCCTCTTACCGTATGGAAGGTATGGGGCGTGGTCGCCCCGCTGCGGCACAGATTCCGGTTGACACGTCTATGCGTGGCCCCGCCAAGGAGTTCTCCCCCGCGATGGGGATGAGCGACACCGGACGCGCGTTGGCTACAACCGTGGGTGCACTTGGTGGCGCAGGTGCTGCGGCAATTCGTGGCGCACCAGCCGCTCGCACAGCGATCGAAAGTGCAAAGGGTGTGGCTGCTCCCGCTATGCGTGCTGCCAAGGAAGGCATTGAGGTCGCCAAGACTGCTGGCCCCAAGGCTGGTATGGAAACGGCTCGTTCTACCTTGCGCGGAATGAGGTCTCGTGCTGAGATGCAAGCCAAGCGTGGCGCTCGTCAACGCGGCGAAGCCGAGGCGATGGAGAAGGCCAAGCCCATCCTCAAGTCTCGCAAAGATACCAAGGCCGAACGTGCGGCCCGTACACGCCGTAGTGAAGAGGACGCGGGGATTGAATTTAGCCGTGGTGGCTCTGCATCGTCACGTGCTGACGGATGCGCCAAGCGCGGCAAGACTCGCGGAAAGGTGTACTGACATGCGTGCCTCTCGTGGAATGGGTTGCATCAACCCCGCAAAGATGCCCAAGGGCACGGTTAAACAGCGTCGTGATAACACGGATTTCACGGAATACGCCGAGGGCGGTGAGGCCAAGTCCAAGGTAAACGCGGCAGGCAACTACACCAAGCCCGGGATGCGCAAGGCTCTCTTTGAGAAGATCAAAGGGCAGGCTGTTCAGGGTACTGCGGCGGGGCAGTGGAGCGCGAGAAAAGCGCAGTTGCTTGCCAAGCAGTACAAGAGTAAAGGCGGAGGCTACCGTGACTGAGTTGAAAGACGACGAAACACGCCTTGCCAAGTTTGGCGCGTTGTCTCCTGAGCGTAAGGCCGCTGTTCGTGCTGCGCAGCAAAAAGAATTGAAAGCCGCCACGAAGGAGCGTACTCGTCCAACGGGGTCTCGCGTGCTTGATACCATGTCACAAGCGTTTGGTAGCGCAAAGGGTGCTGAAGCATCGCGGCAGCGTGCAGCCGAAGATACCGCACGTCGAGAGCGCCGGTTTCAAGAAGCCCAAGATGCTGCAAGCATGTCTGATGAGGATATGGATAAGCAGCCGCGTATGTACGGCGACACCAAGGTGCATAAGTTGGCGAAGGGTGGCTCCGCTTCCTCTCGCGCTGATGGCTGCTGCAAGCGCGGCAAAACTCGTGGGAAGGTAATCTGATCATGGCTAAGAAATTTCCTGATCTGACCGGCGACGGCAAGGTTACCCAGGCCGACATCCTCAAGGGTCGCGGCGTTGGTGAGATGGCAAAAGGCGGCATGGCTAAGGGTGGCAAGTGGATTCAATCCGCCATCAAGAAGCCCGGAGCCCTGCGTGAAGCCCTCGGCGTCAAGGAAGGTAAGACCATCCCGGCCAAGAAGTTGGCTAAGGCTGCTAAGGCTTCCGGAAAAATGGGCCAACGTGCTCGACTGGCGCAGACCCTCAAGGGGCTGAAGAAGTGAAGAAGCCTCAGCAGTCGCTGAAGAACTGGACTGACCAGAAGTGGAGGACGAAAAGTGGTAAACGATCTTCTGACACGGGTGAAAGGTATCTTCCAGAGGCTGCGATCAAAAGTCTTTCCCCCCAAGAATACGCAGCAACAACCCGAGCAAAACGAGCAGGCAAAGCCTCCGGCAAGCAGTTCGTAGCCCAACCCAAGGCCGTAGCCAAGAAAACTGCAAGGTTCCGCTAAATGGCAACTTCAGGCACCGCTGTATTCAACCTCGACCTCTCGGAGGTCGTGGAAGAAGCCTTTGAGCGTTGTGGCTCAGAACTTCGCACGGGCTACGATCTTCGGACTGCCCGTCGCAGTCTAAACCTGCTCTTTGCCGACTGGGCAAACCGTGGCATCAACATGTGGACGATGGAGCAGGGGACGATCACCCTGGTCTACAACCAGATGACCTATGCCCTGCCCAACGACACGGTGGACCTGCTTGAGCACCAGATTCGGACCAACGCAAACAACACAACGCTCCAGGCTGATTTAAACATCACCCGGATCAGTGTTTCTACTTACGCCACGATCCCGAACAAGTTGCAGACCTCGCGCCCGATCCAGATTTTGGTGCAGCGCAACAACGGCATGATCTCCCCAATTGGGGCCACTCTGCCTGCTCAGATTTCTGCCACGGAAACAACGATCACCCTGTCTTCGACTGCCGGTCTGCCCGCCCAAGGGTTTATCAAGATCGACAACGAAATCATTGTCTACGGGTACATCACGGGCAACACCCTGTACAACTGCTTCCGGGGCCAGCAAGGGACGACGGCAGCAATTCATGTTCTGGGTAGCACGGTGTACTGGGCGCAGGTTCCTGCCGTGACGGTCTGGCCGGTGCCGGACAACTCAACTACCTACACCCTGGTGTACTGGAGACTGCGCCGCACACAAGATGCCGGTCAGGGCGTGGATGTGGCAGATGTTCCTTTCCGGTTCATCCCCTGCATGGTGGCAGGCTTGTCCTACTACATGGGCATGAAGATTCCTGATGCCTACGACCGCCTGCCCATCCTAAAGGCGCAGTACGAGGAAGCGTGGCAGTTGGCAGCGGACGAGGACCGGGAAAAGGCTGCAATCCGGTTTGTGCCGCGTCAGCAGTTCATCGGCGGAGCGACGACTTAAATGGGTAACCGGTTTGCTTCTGGCAAGCGGTCGATTGCCATGTGTGATCGATGCGGCGGCCAGTTTAAATTGAAGCGCCTGAAAGAAGAAGTCATCAAGACCAAGCGGTACAACCTGCTTGTCTGTGACGAATGCTGGGATCCAGATCATCCGCAGTTGCAACTTGGGATGTACCCAGTTGACGATCCACAGGCCGTCCGCAATCCCCGCCGGGATACGACGTACAAGACTGCCGGAACGAACAGTTTAGAGATCAATATCGCCAATCCTGAGCAGGGATTCCCAACCGGGGGTTCACGGGATATTCAATGGGGTTGGAACCCTGTTGGCGGTGGTAGGGCAAATGATGTTGGACTCACTCCAAACTACTTGGTCGGAGTGACATCTGTTGGTACAGTAACCATCCAAACGACGTAAGGAGTCGAACATGGACGCAAAGAAAGCCGTTCACAAGCATGAGAAGGCCATGCACCCTGGTAAGCCCCTGACAAAACTCGCCAAGGGTGGCAAGACCAATCAGCAGATGCGCGAACTCGGTCGCGGTCTGGCAAAGGTTGCCAACCAGAAGAAGTCTTCGTTCACCTACAAGAAGGGTGGCTGAAATGGCTAAGTTCAGCAAAAAGATGATGGGCAAGGAAGTCGGAGATGCCTCCGTCTATGCCGAGCCCCACACGATGAAGGGCGGCAAGGTCGCCCTGGGCAACGGGACGCAGAAAGAGCCAACCGCTGCCAATCGTGTAAACATGTCTGTTGGCAACATCACCCGCGATGGGTACAACCCTGAGCCCAAGACCTCGGGCATCAAGATTCGCGGCACTGGTGCAGCAACCAAGGGCGTGATGGCCCGTGGCCCGATGGCGTAAGAAATGAACTACACGCAGTTGAAAACAGCGGTGGAGGACTACACCGAGAATTCGTTCTCGGCGACGGACTTCGCCACTATGACGAAGTTGGCAGAACAAAAAATCTACAACACCGTCCAACTGCCGTCACTTCGTAAGAACGTCACCGGCTCGATGACCTCGGGCAACAAGTATCTTCAGGCTCCGTCTGATTTCCTGTCCGTCTTTTCGATGGCGGTTATCTTGGCCGATGGGTCTTATGAGTATCTGCTCGACAAGGATGTGAACTTCATCCGTCAGGCGTATCCGACTCCGACCAGTACGGGCACGCCCAGGTACTACGCCATCTTTGGCCCGCGCTCAGACAACGAGAATGAACTGACATTTATTCTTGGCCCGACGCCAAGCGCGAGCCTGTCGGTGGAGTTGCACTATTACTACTACCCAGTTTCGATTGCAGATACGGTACTTAATCCTAGCGGCACTTCGTGGCTTGGCGACAACTTTGACTCTGTGCTATTTAATGGCGTGATGGTCGAAGCGGCCCGGTACATGAAGGAAGAGCAGGACGTTGTTGCCATGTACGAGCAACAGTTTGCTCAATCTCTGATCCTGTTGAAGCAACTGGGCGATGGCAAGAACCGTCAGGACGCTTACCGCAACGGGCAGGTTAGGGTGAAGGTGGGCTGATGCCAATCGTTCAAACGCAGACCACCTCCTTCAAGAAGGAGTTGTACCAGGGCATCCATGATCTAACGACGGATGTCCTGAAGATTGCTTTGTACACGGCCAACGCTGATTTGAACGAAGACACTACCGTTTACACCTTGACGGCAGAGATCACGGGGACTGGGTACTCGGCAGGCGGCAAGACGCTGACCGGCACCACCATTAACAGTTCTGGGTACACGGCCTTCGTAGACTTCGACAATGTGGAGTGGAACCCCGGCGTGTTTACAGCGCGGTGTGCCCTGATCTACAACTCCAGTAAAGCCAACCGTTCCATCGCCGTGTTGGACTTCGGGTCAGACAAGACCTCGACGGCCACCTTCACCATCGTCATGCCGGTCAACGACGCCAATAGTGCCTTGATCCGGTCTTCCAATTAAGGAGCATCAAATGAGCATCGAAAAGGCCAAGGCCACTGACACCGTTGGCGGTGGGCTGATTGCCAACACCGGGTCGTCCGAGGGCGCGAAGGCAACAGGCAAGTACACCGTTGAGTGCTACGACAAGGACGGCAACCTCAAGTGGGTTGCTGAGACGCCCAACCTCGTGGTCAACGTCGGCCTTCAGTACATGGCAGGTTCTGCCCTGACCTCGACTACTCAGATCACCACTTGGTATCTGGGCCTGTACGGCGCTGCGGCGTCCAACAGCCCTTCTGCCGGGGACACCATGTCTTCGCACGGTGGCTGGACGGAAGTGACGGACTACAGCGAAGCCAACCGTCCGACTGCCACGCTTGCTGCTGCAACGAACGCAAATCCTTCCGTGGTGACCAACACCGCAAGCAAGGCTGTGTTCACCATCAACGGCACGACGACGGTAGGTGGAGCGTTCCTGACATCCAACAACACCAAGGGTGGCTCGACCGGCACGCTGTTCTCGGCGGCTGACTTCCAAGCCCCCGGTGATCGTTCGGTGGTTTCTGGCGACATTCTGAATGTGACCTACACCTTCAGCCTCTCGGCGTAAGGATGAGTTGTGCCAGAAGGCGGATGGGGTTCAGGCACCTGGGGTCAGGCCGGTTGGGGTGAATCGGTATATGACCGCGATGTTGCTGAGACAGCGACAGGTGCGGACGCCGTTGCTACCCTTGCATCGTTTAACCCAGTTGTTCTTGACGGGGCCGAAGGCACAGATCAAATATCGGCTACGCAAGCGCATGGCGCGTCAGTTTCTGAAACTGCTTCTGGCGCAGATCAGGTTGTTGCCGGTGCGGAATATGCTCGATCCGTTGCGGAAACCGCTTCCGGCGCAGACAGCGTAGCGGCTCAGGCCGAGTACAACCGAGAGGTTTCAGAAACAGCCTCTGGTCTAGACCAGATTCTTGCGCTGTTCAACCCCAACGCTGCGGTCAGTGAGACTGCATCCGGGGCAGACACAAGTTCAGCAGCCTTTGCCTTCTATGGGTCAGTAGAAGAAACGGCTTCTGGTGCGGACAGCATCAGTGCAAGTCAGGAAATTCAGGGCGCGGTGGCGGAAACTGCTTCCGGCGCAGATCAGATTAGTACAAACCATAGTATCCAGAGTTCGGTTTCAGAATCTGCGGTTGTAGCCCAAACAAACTCTGCCGAAGTACGGTTCTTTGCGGCAATCCAAGAAACTGCAACGGCCACAGATCAAACTTCCGGTCGTCGGTTCTGGGAACCTGTGGATGACATACAGACTGCCAATTGGCAGAATATCAACAATGTGCAATCGTCCGGTTGGACGGTTATCCCGACGACGTAGGAGCCTTAGATGCCCACCTCATACACCTCTCTTCTGGGCCTTGCCCTCCCGGTCACGGGTGAACTGTCCGGCACCTGGGGCGACACGGTCAACGACTACATCACGCAGTACCTTGATGCCGCTGTAGCCGGTACTCAAACCATTAGCGGGAGCCAGACGGCGGTTACCCTGAGCAAGACCACCGCGTCTTCGCTGACTCAGGCAGGCTCGGGCTCAACTGGTTCTTCCCAGTACCAAATTATCAACTGCACGGGGAACCCGGCAAGCACCTTGACGATCACCGTTCCGGCAGCAAGCAAGGTCTACCTTCTCCTCAACAATACTTCGACATCGCAGGACGTAAAGATTGTTGGGGTTGGCCCGACGACCGGCGTGACGGTCGCGGCAGCGCAGTGTGCCCTGGTGGCCTGGAACGGTTCTGATTTTGAGGTCGTTGCCACCACCGACATCAACTCACTGACGGGCACTCTTTCTGTAGCGAAGGGCGGCACGGGTGCAACATCTCTCACCCTCAACAACGTCATCCTGGGCAACGGAACGAGCGCGGTTCAGTTTGTCGCTCCCGGCACCAACGGCAACGTCCTGACCTCCAACGGCACCACTTGGACTTCGGCGGTCCTGCCTGCCGGCGGCCTGACCTACATCTACACGACTACGGGCGTCACGGCCACGGATAAACAGGGGGTCTTGGCAGACACTTCGGGTGGTTCCTTCACAGTGACGCTCCCTGCTACGCCTTCTACTGGCGCACAGGTTGTAGTGGCTGATGCCGGAGCATCTTGGGGCACCAACAACCTGACAGTTGGCCGCAACGGATCGACCATCGGCGGACTGGCTGAGAACTTGGTCTGCGACATCACTGGGGCCAGTGTTCAGTTCGTCTACGACGGGTCCACCTGGGAGGTGTACGCGCAGGTCGGCGGCAACGGCGGAAATGTGGCGACACAACCTGGAAATAACACTTTCTCAGGCACCAACACTTTCTCAGGCACCACGTCGTTCACCAACACGGCGACCTTCACGGGGTCGTCTAGTGTGATTGCGATGGTGCTCAATGATGCGGCAGAGACCACGACCATCTCTGCGACTGCTGCAACGGGCACGATCAACTTCGATGTCACCACCCAGTCGGTGCTGTACTACACCTCCAACGCCTCTGCAAACTGGACGGTGAATTTCCGGGGCTCTAGCGGGACGAGCATGAACTCGCTCATGTCCACGGGCCAGAGCGTGACGGTGGCCTTCTTGGTGACCCAAGGCGCAACTGCGTACTACAACAGTGCGGTGCAGATCGACGGCAGCAGCGTCACGCCGAAGTGGCAGGGCGGTACGGCCCCGAGCGCAGGAAACGCAAGCAGCATCGACTCTTACGTCTACACGATCATCAAGACGGGTAGCGCCACGTTCACGGTCCTGGCTTCGCAAACCAAGTTTGCATAAGGGGTAGACGATGCCGTTGCTTGAAACCAAAGGCGCTGCGTCAGCCCAGGGGTTCGGCCTGACGCTTCAGCAGGCTGCGCCTGTTTACATCGAGGACGTGTTCCAAACGTGGCTCTACACCGGCAACGGCTCTACGCAGACCATCACCAACGGGATTGATCTGTCCACGAAGGGTGGGTTGGTTTGGGTTAAAAGTCGATCAAATGCGACGCGTCACGAGTTGGTTGATACCAACCGTGGAACAAACAGCGGGCTTTACACAAACAACACTGATGCAGCAGGGACAAATCCCTCAGTTTTTAATTTCTTGTCTACCGGTTTTCAAGTTGGTGTTGGAATTGGAAATGGCAACGAAAACGCATACACCTACGCCTCATGGACATTCCGCAAGCAGCCGAAGTTCTTTGATGTGGTGACGTATACGGGGAATGGAACAAACAATAGGCAGATTAGCCACAGTCTAGGTTCCACCCCTGGATGCATCATCATAAAAAACGCATCTGTTGCTACTAACTGGGCCGTATGGCACAGGTCTGTTAACACATCGAGGGGTGTGTTGAACCTGACCGATGCATTTACAACCACAAATGCTGCGCTCTATTTTGGTAATGGGACTTCTGTAGTTCAGCCAACTTCAACCAATTTTACAATTGGGGAAGACGGAGATGTAAACAATAGTGGAAACACATTTGTCGCTTACCTCTTCGCCCACGACGCAGGAGGCTTTGGCCTGACGGGTACGGACAATGTGATTACTTGTGGGTCGTTCACGACTGATGGCAGCGGCAATGCCACGGTGACGTTGGGGTATGAACCTCAGTGGACGTTGATTAAAAGATCGGATAGTTCCACTGGCGGGAATTGGAGAATAAACGACAACATGAGAAATATGGTCGCCGCGCCTAATCTTGGCGACCAACTATTTCCTAACTTGTCTAGCGCAGAGTCAATTGGCAACGGTGTTGCTCAACCAACTGCCACTGGATTTACGACTAATAATGGAGCATTGAACGCAAGCGCCACCTACATCTACATCGCCATCCGTCGCGGCCCGATGAAAACTCCGACGACGGGGACGAGTGTGTTTGCTCCGGTTGCTCTTAGTTCTCCGGGGAGTGTTCCAAACACTTTGCTGCGTACAACCAACTTTCCGGTTGATCTTTATCTTGCTGCCGTAAGAGATCAAACATTTACAAAGTTTGCGGTTGGCAGCAGATTGCAAGGCACAGACGCATATCTTGCAACCAGTGCCGTTGATCAAGAAACTTTTGCCGGTGATTTAATTAACAATAATTGGGACAACAATACTGGTCTTTCCATTTACGACACCAACGGCTCTTGGAACGGGAACAACAGTAGTCAAACGACAATTTTGGAAACCTTCCGCCGCGCCCCCGGCTTCTTTGATGTGGTTTGCTATAGCGGCTCAAGTTCAAACACAACACAGACGCACAATCTCGGCGTTGTGCCGGAGATGATAATAGTCAAATCAAGAACTAGTTCGCGTGGGTGGCCTGTTTACACAAGTCCTACCGGCGCTGGTAATTTCCTATTCCTAAATAGCACTGATGAATCAGCAGGCGCATCCACATATTGGAACAATACAACTCCAACAGCGTCGGTATTTTCTCTTGGCACAGCAGCCAATACAAATAACTCAGGAGAGAACTACGTCGCCTACCTGTTTGCCACTACTGCGGGTGTAAGTAAGGTCGGTTCGTACACCGGCACGGGGAACACTCTTCAGATCAACTGCGGCTTTACGGGCGGCGCTCGGTTTGTGCTTATCAAGCGCACAGATGTTGCCGGGGCTTGGTATGTGTGGGACAGCGCACGGGGAATCGTCAGCGGTAACGACCCGTATCTGGTGCTCAACAGCAACGCCGCCGAGGTGACCACCACCGACTGGGTTGACACGCACTCTCCGGGGTTCGAATTGAGCAATGCCGCAGGCAACAACGTCAACATCAATGGCGGCACCTTCGTGTTCCTCGCCATCGCATAAGGAGCAATCATGGAAATCAGACTTAGGGCCACGGGCCAAGTGATGTTGGAGGATGAACTCCGGCGTTGGGCGCGGGACAACGGTGGCCCGTCATGGGATCGCACCACGGACGAGGTGCTAGAGGCTTTGGGGGCTGATGTGGTCTTTGAAGGCCCACAGGCTACCGGAGGCACGGTCTACCAGTTCTCCATGCGTCAAGGCGTGGAGCAGGTGGATGGCAAGTGGTACACCAAGCACGTTCTTGGCCCGATCTTCACCGACCGCCCCGCGACCGATACCGAGCCTGCCCAAACCGCTGCCGAGCAGGAAGCCGCCTACAAGGCTCAGAAGGACGCCGAGCAAGCCAAGGCTGTGCGCGAGCAGCGCAGCCAAAAACTCAAGGACACGGACTGGACGGTCATCAAGGCTTTGGAGTCAAATACGCCTCAGAACTTTGATATGGCAGCGTACCGTCAGGCACTGCGGGACATCACCTCGCAAGCCGGGTTCCCCTGGACAGTGCAGTGGCCCACTCAGCCGGAGTAAGACATGGCAAACCTTTCCAACATCATCACTCCGACCAACGTCCTGACAGCCAGCAGCACCAACACGCTGACCAACAAGACGATCAGTGGGGCGAGTAACACAATCACCAACGTCAGCCTGACCACCGGCGTGACGGGTACGCTGCCCGCAGGCAATGGCGGCACTGGTAATACTTTCTTCTCGGTATCTGGCCCTGCATCTACGGTCAAGACCTACACCTTCCCCAACGAAAACATGACCGTGGGGTATCGCAACCTTCCGGCAGTCGGTACCAAGACGGGTTCCTACACGCTCGCCACGGGTGATGTGGGCAAATATGTCCAAGTCGGTTCTGGCGGCAGCATCACGATTCCTGACGCGACCTTTGCCGAGGGCGATGCGATCTCCATCTTCAACAACACCACGGGCAACATCACGATTACCTGCTCGATCACCACGGCCTACATTGCGGGTACGGACTCTGACAAGGCTACGATGACTCTGGCAACTCGGGGTGTGGCAACCGTCCTGTTCATCAGCAGCACCGTCTGCGTGGTTTCGGGGAACGTGACATGACCGGAATCATGCAGATGTTTGTCGGGGCCAAGCCCGGCAC